AGAAATTTGGACAAATTGATATTCCTACCAATCCTTATGATAAGTTATTAGCTACTCTAAAAAATGTAGCTCAGGCAGGATTAGAAATTGTAAACAATGTGTTAGGTCCTTTTGCTAAATTACTATCCAATAACACGGGTTTATTAGTAGGTGTTATAGGTCTAATTGGTGCTAAAATTGTAAAAGATGCCCTACCTGCTATAGGACAGTGGAGATCAGGATTAAAAGATGCAGCTGATGAGGCTCGCAAACGTAGTTCAGATATTGCTGCAAGTTTTGGCGAAGGTTTTGTTGATCGTACTAATGCAGCTTTTAAAGTACCTGAATTACAAGCTAATCTAAAGAAGTCTGAAGAAGCGTACCGTGCTAGTCGTGTCAAAATGGCACAGATGGATACTGATCTTTCTAAGAAACTACGCGGTTCAGGTCCTGGTACAGACGATAAAAGTTTAAGAGCAGAACAAACTCGATACAGTAAAGAAATAAATGCACTAAGACGTCAAGGCTTAGATATTAATAATGCTCAAATTTTAGCACTTCAAAAAGAACGAGCCGTAGTCCTTGCTTTACGCAATGATATGAAAGCACTTAATGCCGCTCAAGACGCTTCTTTAAATAAAGCAAGCGGTGGTAGCATGTTTGAAAGAGTTGGAGATTTTCTTCGTGCTAGTGCTGCCAAAGGTGCCAGAGATAAATCCACACGATTAGACATATTAGAGAACGTAAGCAGAAATCAAACAGAACAAGGATTTGGCCCTGCTATTGGCCTGATGATGAAAGATCTTGATAAACTGCCTGGTAAGTTTCAAAAAGTACGAACAGGTATAGCAGGAATTGTTATTGCAGGTGCAGGTTCAATTGGCACAGCAATATCAGGCCTAAGCCGATTCTTAGGACCTGTAGGTATTGGCTTGTCGGTACTAACCGCTGCACTCCCACTATTTAGAAGCAACGAAGAAGACGCAGCGCGTTTTGCAAGTTCATTAGATTTATTAAAAGAAAACTCAGAAAATGCTTTTCGAGTATTAGAGCGTTTAAGCAAATTAGATCCGCTAGAACGAATTTCTGTAGATAATATATTTGCTAAAGGAACAGCTCTTGAAAGCTTAGGTACTAGTATGTCTAAAGCTTTCACAGATATTGAAACAGAAATAAAGAACCGCAATTGGGCAGACAGTACAATTAACTTTTTAGCAAGTATTATAGGCCGTAGCTCAGAGCAGTTATTAGCAAAACAAATAAGTGGCTCATTAGAGAATGCTATAAAATTATCTGCTAATGGTACCGCTATACAGCAAGAAATTGCAAAGCTATTAGAGCTACCTGCCGAATCTTCTTTAAAAGCAATTGAACAAGCTTTAGTTAACTCTAGCCCTGCTATAAGAGGTGCTGTTGCTAAAGTTATAGAAGACTCAGGTAAAAAAGCAGTAGCTTCTGCAGGTTCTCTTAAAACCTTTAGAGAAGGCTTAGCAGAAAGCAGTAAGATTTATCAAGATCTTATAAATACTACTAAAAATGCTACACCACTAACTAAGTTTGCAGAAGAAAGCACAAAAAAGATCTTAGAATTAAATAATGCATTAGAAGGTGCAAATTTACCAGAAAAGCTTACTGAATTAACTAGACTTAGTACAGATATTAATTTTTTACAACTATTTCCCCTAGAAGCTGCAAAGAATATATTATCAACTTCAGGTGAGTTAAAAACTCTTAGTATAGAATTAGCAGAAGTAGAACGTAGGCAGACACTATACAACAATGCTATAATTGATCAACAAGCTATTCTAAATAAATATGCTGGCCGTCGTAGAGATAGTCTTACTGGTATTGCGGCCACAGAATTTGAACAAGCTAAAGATGCCGTAAAGCGTCTTAAAGAAGCAAATACTGGACTAGATACTACAAGAAATACTATTGGCATTTCACTACAGAGTGCTCAAGCAAAATTTTCAACTGCAATGAGAGAAGGTTTATTAGCTAATATTGACACTTTTACCTCAAACTTAGTCGCTGCAGCAGCAAAAGCTGGTCTAGAACTTCAGAAAGCAGCATTAGGCGGTGTAGCAGATCCTGTATTAAAAGCAGAAATTCAACAGAGAATTGATCTTGAAGCAATTAAGATAGATAGAAGTTTACTAAAAGTGCAGATGAGCTTAATAGACTCTACTGATAACTTACGCTTAGCTATACTGGAATCTGCTTTTGAAAGCAAGTTAAGAGACAGAGGTCTTTCAGGATTAGAAGGCGGTGATCTTGAAAATGCAATACTTCGCAATCCTGCTAACAGAGATTTGGCAGACGACAGAAGACTTATTACTAGTATTAAAGAAAATAGAGGAAAAACTCTTACTCAACTACGTGCTGAAACTGCATCCGCTGGCCGTGACACAGGCCAGCTTGGTGGCATTGCTCCAGCAAGCACTTTGAGAGGTTTAAGCGAAGTTGTGGGCTCAGCTCAAGCACGTGCAGCGGTACAACAACAACTGCAAGCGTTAGATAATACAGAAAAAATGGTTGATTTAAAAACTAAACTTGACAAACTTGATGGTGAAAGTTTTAACAAGTTAAAAGAGCTGGGAGATCAGCAACGAAAAATTGACCAAGATCAAGCAGCACTTGCAGCTAAAAAAGAATCAATGACTGAAGCTGCTTTTAACACAGATAATGAAGCTTTTACACTGCAAAAATCAAAACTCGCTATTCAAATAGAAAGCGAAAAATCTAGCGTAGCAGTAAAGAAAGCAGAAGCGGTCCAAGGACTCTTGCTGTCAGAAGAAGCTAAAAAGAATTTAGAATATGTCAAACAAAATGCTGATATAGCAAAAGGATTGACCAAAGAAGAGCGAGATCAAGCAGATGCTGCAGCAAGAAAACTTACAAGCGTTTCATCAGCTTTAGGTATCAAAGACCGCGAAATCAAAACTTCTGAGCAAGCGTTTATTGTTAGTTCTGCTGCTTTAGACAAAGAAATCTCAATCAATAAGATAGCCCAAGATAATTTAACTTTGCAGGGTCAACTGGGCCTGCTTGATGATGAGTCTTTAAGAACGAAATTAAACATATTAAAAGTCGAAGAGGCAAAACTAGAGCAAACCAAGCAATTAAGTGCAGCTCAACGTGCATACAATCAAGAAATTGAAAAATTAGACCGTGATAAAGCTGCAGCAGGTGGAACTTATGTAGGTCAGAGAAAAACAGATGACGAGACAGCACGTGCACGACTATTAGAAAATCTAGGGGCTCAAAGAGCCGCAATTTTATTAGTAACAGAAGCACAGATTAAAAGTGCAGAGAGTCTAAGAGACACAACAAATAGGCAGTTAGCCTACACTGAGTTATTTAAAAACGCATTTAAAGGCATGGAAGACGCTATTGTTAACTTTACTAAAACTGGTAAACTAAGTTTCAAAGACATGATTAACAGTTTTATTGAAGGTTTGTTACGTTATGAAATTCAGCAGCAACAAATAGCACTATTTTCAGGCATGGGGGGTGTTGGTGGTCTTGCCAAGTTGTTTATAGGAGCACTCGGTTTAAGTACTGGATCTACACCTTTCGGAGGAAGCGTAGTTGGAGGAACTTACGGAGGTGCCGCTAACGGTGCGGTATTTGATGGTGGGCTTACTAAATTTGCAAAAGGTGGTGCTTTTACTAACTCAATAGTTACTGAGCCAACTTTATTCAAATTTGCTAAAGGTGGTGGTTTAATGGGTGAAGCAGGGCCTGAAGCTATTATGCCACTACATCGCGGAACAGATGGAAGTCTGGGTGTTCGTGGCGGTAGTGGCGGTAATGTTGATGTAGTTGTAAATAACTACGGATCAGAAAAAGCAAAAACCAAAGAAACTGTAGATTCACGTGGAAACCGTCGTATCGAAGTAATAATTGGAGATATTGTAGCAGGCGAATTAAATCGTTCAGGCTCAAATACTCAGCAAGCAATGACAGCCAGCTATGGTTCATCGCCACTAGTGGCAAGGAGATAATAAATGGCACTATTACTATGGCCTACAACACTTCCGCAAGTGCCACAAAAAGGCTTTACTGAATCAATTGGAATTAATGTTTTACGTTCACAAACAGATGCTGGCCCTGCAAAACAAAGACGCAGGGCTAGTCGTCCTAATGAAATGAACTTAAGCTTTTTAATGACCACCGCTCAAACACAAACACTAGAAGCTTTTATTAAAAATTTACCTACTGCTGTTCCTCCCGGAATTAGCGGTACTAATCGTTTTATTTTTCCACATCCACGAATTCTTGGTACAAACATAGAAGTACGAATAGTACCAGGCAGTGGGGGTGAGTTTTTTAACTTACAGTATGTTGCACCTGGTTATTGGTCTACTAGCCTTAAATTTGAAGTGATGCCATGAGTAGACTAAATAGTTTATCCCAATCAGCAATCAGAGCAATGTTTGCTTCGGAAACACCCGAGGCATTAATTTTGCTAATTACTATTACTAATCCAGCAGATCCTACGACTCCAGTACGTTTAGCAGACGGCTATACAAATCGTATTGATTCGCTAACCACAGACAATGAAGTTATTTATGGTGTAACTAGTAATGGTAATAACTATATATTTTTGCCTATGGAACTATCACTACCAGGAGAGCAAGAAACAGGTGCAGGGCAGTGTAGTTTAATTTTAAAATTTGTTACTCGTGAAGCTATTGAGTTAATCCGCACACATTTAACAAGCCCAGTTGATGTACAAATTGACTTAGTATTAGCTAGTAGCCCAAATACCGTTGAGACCAGCTTTTCAGGATTTAAAATAACCAATGTGACATATAATGCAGATCAAATTACATTTGACCTAAACATGGTTAGCCTTAGTCGTGAACCCTTTCCTAGCTTTACGTTTACTCCAGCCAACTTTCCAGGATTATTCTAATGAAGTATAATAAATATATTGGATTACCTTATGCTGCCAATGGCAGAGATGAAAGCGGAATTGACTGCTGGGGATTAGTGCGCTTATTTTATAAGCAAGAATATAGTATTGAATTGCCCAGCTATACTGAAGAGTATGCTGGTGCTTACGATACTCGTATTCTTGGCATGATGGATCTTTATAAAAATAATTGGGCACAAGTCGCTCAGCCTGAAGTCGGCTCTGTTATAGTATTCAATATATTAGGTGAACCTTTTCACGTAGGCATTTATATTGGTGATGATAAGTTTATCCATGCTCGCGATGGTATGGATAGCGTTGTAGAGTCTGTAAATAGTCCACGTTGGGCTAAACGTATTGAAGGCTATTACAAGTACGCTACGCAACCACAGGTTCAACTAGTTGGAAAGCCACACCCGTTTAAACAAACAAGTTATTTAGAATTAGCAATTCCTGGTTCTACATTAGCAGATGTATCACAAAATTTAATCACAACATATAAAATAAGTGATCGTTTTGCTAAAAACTTAATCTTATTCTTAAATGGCGAGAAAGTACCCCAGTCTGAATGGAATACTACGCGTGTACAAGCAGGACAAGAAATTGTCTATAAAGTAGTACCAGAAGGTAAAACTGTAACACGTTTAATACTTACGCTTGTAGTAATTTATGTAGCTACTCAATTTGGTCCAGGTGTAGGCGAATTTCTTGGCATGACTGAAACAGTTGCCGGCGTAGAAACTGTTACTACTGCAGGTAAAATTGTTGGTACTATGGCTATTAATATGGCAGGTATGGCACTTATTAATGCCGCCTTCCCTATCCGCCCATTAACTGGAAAAGATCCAGGCAGCACAGCGCCTGTTAATGCTTTTAACGGTGCATCTAATCAAGCTAATCGCTACGGGGCTATTCCAGTTGTATTAGGTAAAATGCGTTCAACTGCTATGTTGGGTGCTGTTCCTTATATTGAAACCTTAACAGATACAAGTGTATTGAATTTATCACTTGTGTGGGGTTTTGGTCCGCTACAGGTTGACGATATTCGTGTAGGCGCTAAAACTTTAAAAGAAATTTATTTTACTAACCAAGCTTCAACAGCTCAAGAACATCCAGTTCCTGTTACGCTAAACGGATACCCACAAGAAAATATTGCGGCTTTTGACGCACTGTATCCAAGTGATGTAGAACAACAGTTCCCACAAATTGAATTAGTTAATAACGCCACAGACGGTAACCCTCCTGCAATCATTACCCTAGAAAATTATGCAGAAGATATTGATGTTGCTTTTACCTTTCCAGAAGGTATGCGTAAAATTAGTGCTAAAGATGGTAGCATAAGTGAAGCAACTTGCGGCATAGAAGTTCGATTACGTAAAGTAGGCGAAACTACTTGGGGCACAGTACCCTTATACCGATTAGGTAATTACAGTGATAGTAGCCTTAACCAATCTGCTTTTTCAACAGTATTAGTTGGAGCACCCGTTATAACTGATAGTAACGGCGACGCTGTTAGTCTTTATAAGTTCTATACTCTTGCTATGTCCCCTGGTGGAGGCATTGTTGTTTTTGACGGCTCAGCAACAGACAGTATATCTAGTGATCCCAGTAATTATTTAAAAACACTGTATACACAACAATCTTATGCAGCTTTTGTAAGTAGCTCTGGTACTTATAGTAGACTCCCGCAAATCCCAAATGGTTATCGTAAATTATATACCTTGTGTTTTTATGGAGATTCATATCTGCCAGATCAAACTGTGTCACATATAAGTTCCAGCCAGGTAGTAGGTTTAGATCTTACAAGCGTTACTCGCAATCCACAAACAGATGCTGCAGGCAATATTGTTTATGATAGTGATAATAATCAACTGCCTACTAATAGCTGGACAGTAAATATTGAAGCGGGTAGATTTATTGAAACTAGCCCTTTGGTAGCAGGCCAACCGCAAACAATATTTAATGCTACACAGTTTTCAGGTGTAATTTCAGCAGGAGCATATGGTGATGTTTGGAGTGATCTTTTAAACCAGTACAGTGTTTGGAATTCTGCTGGAGGTGTAACTTTTGACAAGACTGCGCCAAGCATTGTATTTCCTTATACTGGATACTACGAAATCCAAGCAAGCTCTGATAATAGCGGAGCTGTATTTATTGACGGAGCAAAGTTAATAACAATACCAGATAATGGTTATGGTTCCGTTGCTAAAAATTGGTATTACGCAGAAGCTGGAAGTACTCATTCAATTAGAATGACTGTTACTAACACCGGCGGTCCCGGCGGTGCTGCGCTTGTTATTAGCTATACTGCCAATGCCGGTCTTAATATTGCTGGAACTGCTGGAACTGAAATAGTTTTTGGACAAGGCGGCTTATTTTCAATGAGAAAAGATGCTTTTAACTTTGTATACAAGATTAAAGGTTTACCACGAGACAGGTATCAGTTGCGTATAATTAGGACTAACAATGATGTAACTGAAAAAGATGAAGATAAAGATAATCGCTACTATTCTAAAGCTATATTATATGGAGTTGTTGGTTATAACAAACAAGAATTAGATGGAAGTGGTAATCTAAAGCCTATTCGTGTAGTAAAAAATCCAACTAACTCTTACTTAGCAAGAACATTTATAAGATTACAAAGCACCAATAAAATAAATGGTAGTTTAGAAGGAGTAAACGCTCTTGTACAAACAATTGCGCCTGTTCTAAATCGAACTAATAATAAGTGGAATTTGGTAGAACCTACTAATAATCCTGCAGCACTATTCTTATACGTGTTAATGCACCCAGCAAATGCCTACAGAGTTGCAGATAATATTACTGATGCTGCAAATTATGTAGATTTAAATACATTAGCTGAGTGGTATAAATTTTGTCATCCAATGACTTATGCAAACAACAAATACACAAAAGACAGTACTAAACCTTGGTTAAGTTACAATGCTATACTCACTAGCGTTGCTAGTGTTATGGATGTGTTAAAAGACATTTGTTCCGCTGGTAAAGCTAGCCCAAATTACATCGACGGTAAATGGACAGTGGTTATCGATAAACCACGCTCTGGGGTAGTTCAACACTTTACTCCACATAATAGCTGGGGTTTTGAGTCTACAAAAATACTTCCACGCATACCCGATGCTTTCCGTATTACTATTGCTGATGAAGAAAAAGGTTATCAAGCAAACGAGTATCGTGTATATAATATAGGTAAAAATGAAGCTAATGCTGAATTATTTGAAGAAATCAGTTTACCTGGTGTAACTAATTTTGCTCAAGCAAAACATATTGCTCAATGGCATATGGCGCAGCTAAAATTGCGCCCAGAAATGTATTCGTTAAACGTAGACTTTGAGTACCTAGTATGTAATCGTGGAGATGTAGTACGTGTTACTCACGATGTTCCACTCTGGGGTGCTGGCAGTGGACGTATCAAAGCTTGTCAAGTATCTAGTATAAATATATCTTTAACGGAAGATATTTATTTAGAAGCTGGTAAGTCTTATAATATTCGAGTCAGAACTAATACTGGTGCTAGTGTGTTGAAAAGTTTAACCACAATTTCAACAACTGGTTACTATGATATTATTAGCCTAACTAGTCCAATAACACTTGTTGATAATATAAATCCTGACGATTTATTTATGTTAGGTGAAGTTAGTAAAGAGTCACAAGAATTAGTGGTATTAAGCATAGAGACTTCTAGTAATGTAAGTGCAAAACTTACACTAGCAGACTATTCACCACAAATTTATACTGCGGATTTATCTGGGTATTTAGGATATAACTCAAACATTACAAGCGTTGCTAATTATTTAGTTAATTCAATTATTAATGAAGCACCAACTATTGTTTCCGTTAACAGTGATAGCGCTATTAGTGAGCAAATTACTAACGGAACTTATACGAATAATGCTATTGTTAGTTATACTAATGCTCCTGGCTTGAGTAAAAGTGCTGAACGCCTACAATTACAAGTAGTACCTGGTGACGTAATGTTTGATACTGGTTCTCCTTCATATTACGCATTAAAAGATTCTTCAAGTATTAGTGTACAACAACTTATTTCAGGCATAATTTATAAAGCTAGAGCTAGATATACTAATAGCGAAGCTACTATTGTAGGGCCTTGGTCTGAAACTTTTTGGTTTACAAATGGTGGAAAAACCGTTAACGGATCAGTCGCACCGTTATTAACCCTAGATTTAGATCGTACTTTTGTTGTTGCAAAACCAAATACTACACTACAAACACCTGATTTTTTAACTTATGAGTACAGATTGTACAAAGATACTGGCACAGAAGATTTCTGGGAATTAACTCCAAATACAACAAATAATATCAAAGTTATAAAGAGTACTGGCGATGCTAGGTTTGATCTTCGTGAACAGCCAAGGCCACGACTTTCAGCAGACGGAGTTACTTACCGAGTGGCTTGCAGAGCATTAGATAAACAAGGTAATTATAGTACTACAAGTACTCTAGGAACAATAGTTGTTAAAACTATTA